CGTCGGCGTGCATTGGAACTCGCTCGCGTCGATGAGCTGGGGCGAGCTGGGAGTCATGATGCTCGAGGCCAAGGAGGCGAGCGACACCTACGGCGACGAGAGCCCGCGGCGCATCTTCAAGCAGAAGCGGCTGGCCCAGCCCTGGGCTGAGCAGGGCGGCTCGATGCTGACGGACGTCAAGGCGAGCGACTACAAGATGGGCGAGGAGTGGGCGGGCGAGGCGTGGGTCGGCGCGGTCAACGGCCGTCCCAAGGTGCACGAGTCCAAGCCCGAGGGGGACGCCTCCGCGATCCCGCTGCGGACGATGGGCGTCGACGTGCAGCAGAAGGGAGGCCTGCACTTCTGGGCGGTCGTCAGATCGTGGGGAGCGAAGGGCGACTCGCGGCTCCGCTGGTTCGGCCGGCTGGAGACCTGGCAGGACGTCGAGGCCTTGGCGGTCAGCCAGGGCGTGCACCGGGCGATGGTCATGGTGGACTCGGGCGACCAGACGCAGATGGTCTACAGCGAGGCCGCGAAGCGCGACTGGAAGGTCGCCAAGGGCTCGGGCCAGCAGGACTTCTCGGTCGGCCCCGGCAAGCGCCGATTCTATTCCGAGCCCCAGATGGTAATGCTTCCCGGCCAGCGGTCGAGGGCGCGGCTCATCTCCTTCTCGAACCTCGCCATCAAGGACATCGTCTTCGGCCTCCGCTCCCGCCGGCTGCACACCTTCCCGGTGGACATCGGCGAGGACTACCCCGCCCAGATGGACGCCGAGGTCCGCGTCAAGGACAGGCGCACCGGCAAGCCCATGTGGATCCTGCCCCAGGGCAAGGCCGACAACCACGCGCTCGATTGCGAGTGTCTCGCCGCCTTGGTCGCCATCCGCTGGGGCGTGGTCGGTCGGGACAACGCAGACGATGTGTCAAACGATAGCTCTGGAAACAGCCCCGATGCCTGACAGGATTCCAAGTCAAGAGGGGCATCCCGGCTTTTCCAGATGCGTGGCGCTGGCGGTTGGGTCGGGATGCCTCTCCTTTTTCCTCCGCGTCATAAGTAAATGACCAAAGGCATTTTCATCGGCCTGTCCGAGTCGGAGCTCCTGGCGATCCGTTCCAAGGCCGTTGCCCTCATCACCGAGGGGAAGACGACGATGAGCTACTCACCCGGCGACGGCTCCTCGTTCAGCAAGCAGTTTTCCATGAAGCCCGAGGACATGCTGGCCGAGGCCAAGCACGCCCTTCAACTCCTCAATCCTGCGGAGTACGGCAAGCGCACCACCGTCATCAGGACCAACTGGGGCGGCTTCGAGAACTTCTGACCTATGCCTCGCAAGCCCACCAAGCCCCGCGCCGCGGGAAGCACCAAGCCCAAGGCCGGCACGTCCGACTTCCTGTCGACCGGCATCACCTCGAGGCGCTCCTACCTCTGGGTGCCCCCGCCCCGGGACATGCGCGACGACATGTCGGCGGCGAACCGCAAGGAGATGGTCAGCAAGATGCGCTGGGGCGAGCGCAACTCGGGGCTCGTCCGCCAGATCCTCGGCGACCTTGTGACCTACTCGGTGGGCGACGGCATCAAGCCCCAGTCCCACGCGAGCGACCCCGAGGTGGCCCGCCGCTACGAGGAGTACTTCGCCGACTGGTCCCGCCGCTGCGAGGTGACTAACCGCTTCTCCTACTCCGAGGCCCAGCGCATCGCCGAGCGTGCCTGGTCCAGGGATGGCGACTTCTTCCTGGTGAAGGTCAGGGACGGCCAAGGCCGCGCCCGCGTGCAGCTCCTAGAGGCCCACATGGTGGGCGACCCTGTCAACCCCGACGAGCGTCCCGAGGGGATGGTCGACGGCATCCAGTTCAACTCGGTCGGCGCCGTCGTCGGCTACTGCGTCTACGACCGGAGCCCCCGCGGCTGGCGCATCCTCCCCGCCTCGTCCGTCATGCACGTCCACGACGCCGAGCACGCGAGCGGCGCCCGGGGCGTTCCGATGCTGCAGCACTCCTGGAACGACATCCAGGACGAGATGGAGATCCTCGCGCTCGAGAAGACCGCGGTCAAGGACTCGGCCGAGATCACCCGCGTCCTGAACCGCGGCTCCGGCGAGTTCGGCGCCGACCTTGCGAGCGAGCTCGCGTCAAACGACCAGGCGGCCTACGCGCTCGGCGTGGGTATGGGCGGCAAGTTCCTCGCCCTCAACCCCGGCGAGTCCCTGACCTCCGTCCAGTCCAACCGCCCCTCGCCCACCTTCTCCGGCTTCCTCACCGCGATCCAGTCCGACATCGCCCGCGGCATCCTGCCTTACGAGTTCACCACCGACCCCACCAAGGGCGGCTCAGCCGGCATCCGCCTAGTCACCGCCAAGGCCGACCGCACCTTCTCCCGCCACCAGACCGTCCTGATCGAGCGGATGTGCATCGGCACCTGGGGCTGGGTCATCTCCGATGCCATCGAGCGCGGCGACCTGCCCGACGACCCTTCCTGGAACAAGGTCAGCTGGACGACCCCGAAGCGCGTGACCGTGGACGCTGGCCGCGAGGCCGCCAACGACCGCGCCGATGTCGAGATGGGCCTCATGTCCATGTCCGAGCTCTACAGCCAGCGCGGGATGGACTTCCGCGAGGAGATGCAGAAGCGCGCGGCCGACATGGCGTTTATCATCGACCTAGCCAAACAGGCGAAGATTCCCGCCTGGATGCTTTACAAGCCCGGCTTCAACTGGCTCCAGCAGGGGCAGGCCAACGACCAGACGCCCCCGCCTGTCGCCGAGAACATGGACCTCGCCGAGCCTCCCGCCGAACCCACCCCTTGATTATGCGATTCCTCACCAACGCACTCTCTGGCCGCGAGGCCCTGCTCATCGACCCGGTCCGCGCTCGCCAGCACGCCGACGCGGCCAACGCCGCGGGCCTGGGCGACATGATCGCGCAGTTCTTCGGCGAGAAGCCCAGGGCCTACAAGGCCGGCAAGGTCGGCATCGTCCCGCTTCGCGGCGTGGTCGGCAAGAGCCTCCTGCCCATCGACAAGATGACCGGGGCCGTCGACCTCGACGACTTCGACAACGACCTCGAGGAGATGGAAAACGATGACGAGGTCGAGGTCATCGTGGTCGACATCTCTTCCCCCGGCGGCACCGTCACCGGGGTCGAGGAGGTCGCCTCCCGCCTCGCCCGCTACAGCAAGCCCACGGTCGCCTTCACCGACACCGAGGCCGCGTCCGCCGCCTACTGGATCGGCAGCGCCGCCGACCGCTTTGTCGCCACCCCCTCGGCGAGCGTCGGCTCCGTCGGCGTCTACATGGCTATCCCCGACTTCTCCGAGGCCTACCGCCAGGCGGGCATCTCGATGCAGGTCGTCAAGGCCGGCAAGCTTAAGGGCGCCGGCATCGAGGGCACGAGCCTGACCGACGAGCAGAAGGCCGACCTGCAGGAGCAGGTGAACGGAATCCACGCCGACTTCAAGGCCTCCGTCCGCGGCAAGCGCAAGTTGGTCAAGGACGAGGACATGGAGGGGCAGGTCTTCTCCGGAAAGGTCGCCGCCCGCAAGGGAATGGTGACCGGGCTGGTCGGCTCGCTCAATGAGCTCATCCGCAGCCTGAACGCCTGATGCCTGTCGACGTTCCCAAGTTCGTCTCCGAGAACGCGGCCCGCGGGCTGCGCTACCACGAGGAAGGGAAGAGCGGCGACGGCGTCACCGACCAGACGATCCGCGAGGCCCGCGAGATGGCGGGCGGCTCGGTGTCCGAGGACAAGGTGCGCCGCATGGGTCCTTGGTTCGAGCGTCACCAGGGCGACATGTCCGCCCCCAAGAACGACCCCGACAACGCGGACTTCCCCGGCGCTGGCGCTGTCGCCTGGCTGCTCTGGGGCGGCTCGACATCCGGCGACAAGATGGACGCCGCGAAGTGGGCGCAGGGCGAGTCCGAGCGCCTTGACCGCGAATCCGCTTTTTACTCAGCCCCCACTTTTATGGAGCACAACACCATCGAGGAATCCCTCGCCGCCGTCCAGGCCAGCCTCGCCGAGGCCGTCGCCACCCGCGACGAGGTCGCCGCCAAGGCCATCGAGGCCTCCGAGTCCCACAAGGCCGAGCTCGCCTCCCGCGACTTCCAGATTGCCGCCCTCACCGCCTCGCTCGAAATCGCCACCAAGGGCGTCGCCGAGCTGACCGAGAAGGTCGCCGCGCTCGAGTCCAAGGCCATCAGCTCCTCGGAGCAGGCCGCCGCGATCGCCGCGTCCGTCGGCGTCGACCCTGTCGAGGTGCCGGCCGCCGTCGTCGACGACAACTCCCCCGACGCCATCCGCTCCAAGTTCCTCTCGATGCCCTTCGGCAAGGAGAAGCAGGCCTTCTTCGCCAAGCACCGCAAGGTCATCTCGGCGCACCGTTGATTTTCACCCTACCACTCACCCCCTAATCCTATCCTAAAACACCATGGCTAACGCTATCTCCGCTGCTCCCGCAGCCCTCGCCGCTGAGGTCATCAGCGGACTTGTCGGCCAGCTCGCCGTCGTCAACGCCTTCAGCACCAACCTGACCGGCTCCTTCACCCGCGGCAAGTCCGTCCAGACCTCCATCGTCGGTGGCGACGCCGCGATCGAGTTCGGCTCGACCGGCTACCACGAGGCCCAGGACGCCGACCTCACGGCCGTCACCGTCAACCTGAAGCACCTCCACTCCACGAAGGCCTTCAACCCCCTCACCCTCGCCGACTACGGCGAGCAGTACATCGTCAACGCCTTCGTCCAGAACGCCATCGAGGAGCTCGCCGCCAAGTGCCACGCCGAAATCGGCGCGATCATCACCGCCGCGAACTACACCTCGCTGCGCACCATCACCGCCGCCAACTTCGGCTACGATGACGTCATCGACCTCAACACCGACCTCAGCACCGCGAAGGCCTCCCGCCAGCGCTCGCTGATCGTCAACCCCGCCTACGCCGGCGCCCTCCGCAAGGACAGCACCCTCGTCCAGCCCTTCACCTCGGCTGGCGCCTCCGGCTCCCTGGTGTCCTCGGGCTCCTTCGGCAAGGTCGCCGGCATGGACGTCTTCGAGTACAGCGACCTCCCGCTGAACGCCCAGAACCTCCGCGCGTGGGCCTGCGGCAAGGACGCGATCGCCGTGGCCTCCGCCCTCCCCTCCGCTGACATGTACGTCGGCGAAGTCGACCAGGCTGTCGACCCCTCGGGCCTCGCGGTCCAGGTCCTCAAGTCCAAGGGCACCGACGGTTTCCTCCGCCTCACCGCGACGCTCCTCTTCGGCGCCGCCGTGGGCCGCGCGACCTCGCTCGTCCGCGTCCGCGACGTCGCCCCGGCCTAATCGGCTGAGCGACACTCGGAAACTGGGGCTCCTTCGGGAGCCCCTTTTTTTGTCTCCGCGTCATAGTTATGCAGACCAGCGACCTCATCGCCGACGCCAAGGAAGCCATTGGCGACATGCGGGACCTAGTCCAGACCTGGACGGCCGTGGGCGGTACGCCCTCTTGGCAGGTCATCATCGGCCAGCCCATGATCTCGCAGGGGCTCGACGCGGGCGGCTACACCGAGGTCGTCAGCCACGAGGTCCGCGTCGTCGCCGAGTCGTCCTCCTGGACCACGGCCTACGGCACGGCCTGCGCCGCCGCCCTGTCCTCCGGCCAGCCTGTCTCGCAGCTCGCAATCGGCAAGATACTGGTCGCCACCGAGCAGGCCTCCCGCCGCTATCGCGTCATGGAGGTCGGCTTCAAGCCCGGTTCCGCGTGGGTCGTCCTCCGCGTCCGCGCCGAGGACCAGCGCTGATGGCCGGAGACATCTCCATCCAGACAGGCCTTAGCAAGACGCAGAGGGTCTTCCGCAACCTGATAGGGTTCCGCCAGCACATCAAGGACCTCGAGCGGGAGATGCTCAAGCAGGAGTCGGCGTTGGCGGCCCGCGCCTTCATCAAGTTCTCGCCCCCGATTCCCCCTGGCGGCGGGATGGGCGACACGAGGAAGGCAAAGCTGCAAGGCATGATAGCGGTCGAGCGGGACATCCGCTCCGTCTTCGCCCCGCTCAACGCCACCCTTCGCTCGGCCATCGACCCGACCTACGGCGGGATGAAGGCCTTCATGGAGTGGCGCGAGAAGCCCCTCCGAGGCGGCAAGGCCTCCGCCGTCCTGCACGCCATCCACCAGGACCCTGTCCCCGAGCGAGCCATGAACAAGGCGCGCAACCTGTACCTCTCCGAGAAGCGTCCCGCCAACCGAGGCTACGTCCTCACCGAGCAGAGCGAGATCCACCAGCGGCACCTCGAGCAGCGCAAGGCCTACCGAGGCCGCATCACACGCAAGGGCGGGCCCGAGGATTCGGTCAAGCGCTACCCCTACTTCGCCGAGCCCAGGATGCTCGACCGCTACATCGCCGCCCAGCAGGCCCAGGTCGGCAAGCTGCAGTCCGGCTGGCTCCGCGTCATCACCTCCATCGGCACCGTCAAGCTGCGCGGCCAGTATCTCAACACCGCCCAGAAGAACCTGCCCAGCCACCTGTACTCGCTGGCCGGCCAAGGCGAGGTGCGCTACTCCTCCAACTTCTGGGCGAAGTTCACCGGGATGAGCCCCGCCGACTTCATCACCATCCGCAACCCCACCGGGAACATCAACGGCGTGGGCGACGAGCTGCAGACCAAGGCAAAGGTCATCCAGTACCGCTCCAACCAGATCGCCTCCCGCCCCTACCAGCGCATCATGAACCAGTCCGTTCGCGACTGGAACCGGGGCCAGCAACCGAGAACATAAACCTTATGGGATTCAAATCCATCCGAGAAGTGGTCGAGACCGCGGCCGTCGCGCACCTGGGCACGCAGGGGCTGACAGGCGTCCAGATCGTGGCGGGCGTGTCCGCGGCCGTCAACACCCTGCCCATCGTGGTCGCCACCGTCGACTCGGTCAGCGACATTCCCGAGATTGCCCAGGGCCTCGGCAACTTCCGCTGCACCCTGACGGTCATGGTCGTCACCGAGACGGACGAGGCCAACTCGACCAGCGTCCACCGCGAGAGGTCGGAGAAGGTCATGAGCGCCTTCCAGGACGAGACCGCCCTGAAGGCCGTCTTCGCCGCCGGAGGGGACGCCACCATGTACTCGTGCGACTTCAAGTCCCTCGAGGACGGACGCGGCGAGCGCACCTTCGGCACGTCCTACACCTACGAGGTCAAGGCCGTCCTCGCCCCCTGAGGTCGGTTTTTACTTCCCGCCCATAGTTAAACCACCATGCCTTCTCCTGTCGTCAAGGGCACCGCCCACATCCATGGCATCAACGGCACCGTCACCGGCCTGACCGTCCAGTCCTACTCGGTGTCCCGCTCCTTCGCCAACGCCGACGAGGTGGTCGACAAGGACGGCATGGTCATCGCCGTCCGCTACTACGACGAGCGCACCGCCCTCACCGTCGAGGGCCTCGTGCCCACGACCTACAGCGCCGCGATCGGCGACAACCTGTCCTTCACCGGCAACGGCATCGCCTTCTCGGGCCACATCACCGCCATCTCGGAGGCCGGCGAGGCGAAGGGGTTCATGCGAATCACCGTCACCGGCATCGACTACGAGGACATCACCTAAGGTTAGATTTTGACATCCCCCGCTGAACATAGGGGGATTACCCGAAAGGGTAGGGGTCGCCTAATGGCGGCCCTTGTTTTTGCTATCTGGCTTGCCCTAGGAGGCCTTTTGATGGTAGACCCCTAGTCCTACCCTTCCCAAATGGATAAACGCTTTCTGAGGGCATTCCTGACCCCTTCCCGAATCAAGGTGGAAGGATACACCCTTTTCCCCTGGTGCCTCAAGTATCGCATCTGGCTCGAGGGCATAGAGTCCCCCCTGATGCGGCAGGACGCCCCGATCACCGTCCCCGATCTCGTCATCGCCCTGCAGGTCTGCTCGGAGACAGGGGTCGGCCGGCTGGGCTGGCGGGAGCGCTGGCTCGGGCTGATGCTGACCCTGTTCCCGCGGCGGTTCGAGCAGGCGTGCCGCGTCTTCATAGCCTACTCCCAGAACCAGGACGCGTGGCCCAAGTTCTACGAGAAGAAGGAGGGGAAGGGCGGGCCGTCCTCGGCGATGCCCTGGGAACTGGCCGTCATCTGCAACCTTGTCAGCCACGGCGTCTCGTACCCCGACGCCCTGCAGATGCCCGAGACCCGGGCGATATGGCTGTCCACGGCCTTCGCGATAAACGACGGCGGCGAGCTGCACCTGCTGACCACGGACGACGAGGCGCTGATTGACTCCCTCTCAAATGTAGAGCCCAAGACCACATGAGCCAGCAAATGGAACTAACCATCACCGCCAAGGACCAGGCGTCCAAGGTCATCGAGGGCGTGGAGAAGAGGGTCAAGAACTTCGGCCAGCAGTTCGGCCAGCAGCTGGCGGGCCTCGTCGCCCCGATGGCGCTTGTGGGCGTGGCGATGGCGAAGATAAGCGCTAAGATCGAGGAGATTCGCCAGAAGCGCAAGGAGGCCTTCGACTGGGGCGCGAGCCTCGAGGCCTCGGCCAACAAGATGGGCGTCACCGTCGAGATGTTCCAGGCCATCGAGGCCGCGGCCGACGCGACCGGCGAGTCGGTCGACAGGGTGGGCAAGTCCTTCAAGCTGGCGAGCGACCTGATCGCGGCGGCGCGCGCTGGCAACAAGGACGCCGCGGAGTCCCTGGCGGCGCTCGGCATCAAGCTCGCCGACCTCGAGAAGACGAGCCCGCAGGATGTCCTTCGCCGAATCGCCGGAGCCCTTGCCACGACCGAGGACCCCGCCAAGCGGGCGCAGCTTGCCATCGCCGCCCTCGGCAAATCCGCCGCCGAGCTGCAGGACATACTCGCGAAGGGGTTCGACATCGCCGGGGCCATCGAGGGCACCGAGGGACTATCAACCGCCGAGGCCAACTTCCTGCGCGAGCAGGCCAGGGAGGAGCGAGCAAAGAAGAACCGCGAGCGCCTGTCACAGGCACGCCAGCAGGCGACCCAGCGATTCCTCGAGCAAGACCCGCAAGGCCGAGCCATCCTCGCCGCCGAGCAGGAAAGGATGCGGCGACTGGCCGGCCCCGCAGCAGGTCGGGCAGCGCTCGGTGGGTTCGGCCTGACCGCCGGAGTGGCGGCCGCCGACCCCCGCGTGCAGGCACAGGTCATTGAGGCGATGGAAAAGGCGCGCCGCGAGGCCGAGGCAGGCAAGCCTGGTCCCGACGCCGCCGCCGCCGCGGGCCTCACCAAGAAGGCCGAGGACGACGCCAAGAAGGCCGCGGAGGCCGCCGAGAAGGAGTCGAAGAAGAAGCCCAGGAAGGGCCCCTCGACCAAGCCCAGCGACGACTCTGACATCTTCGAGAAGAGTCAGCCCACCGTCTCATCCCTCCGCGCCATCGGCGGCGGCATGGCTGGGGAAGTGGCCGGCCTGGTCGACTTCCAGCGGAACTCGCTCGAGGTGCAGAAGCAGATCCGCGACATCCTCGCCGAGATAAAGGCTAAGGGCAACATCATGAACACCGACTTCACCAAGCCCGCCACCGGCCCCTCCAACGGCGGCTACGTCCCGCCCATCACCCTGCCTTCTCGTCCTAGCCTCACCGGCTCGAGCGGCACTATGCTCGCCTGACGACCATGTCGAAGACCAAAGGAAACGTTCCCGACCTCGAGCTGCAGCCCGGCTGGTCCATCGAGAACGACGGCTACGGCCTGCTGACCTCGCGGCTCACCTTCCGCTGCAACAAGGAGAGCGTGGGCTCCCGCCCGAAGAAGCTCGACGCGCACCCCGAGGACGGCCGGCTCCAATGCCACCGAAGCTCTTACACGATGGACGGCGCCTGGGCGGTCGTCACCTCCGAGTACGTCGGCATCGAGGCGGGCACCTACACGCCGATCCAGTGGGCCGCGGACTTCTCGGGCTCGACCCAGCCCATCAACGCTCACCCCAACTTCGTGAATGCCAAGTTCAACACGACGACCCCGCTCAAGGACCTCGGCTGGGACAGGGAAGCGCAGGCCTTCCCCGAGGACAACTCCTTAGCGGAGACCAACGGCCTCGTCGGCATCCGCCAGTTCATCGCCGCCGAGATGGCCGTAACCGGCACCTTCTACACCTCCGACAAGTCCTGGGTGCAGAAGTGGGCGGACGGCGTGGGCAAGACCTTCGAGGCCCTGCCCGGCGACTCGTCCGTCGTCCTGATCTCGACCTTTCAGCCCATCTCGCCTAACCACGACCGCAAGGCCCTGCTGACCGGCATCGCGTACGAGATGTACGCCCACCTGTACAAGGTCAACTTCCAGGCGAAGGTCGCGACAGGCGGCTTCCACAAGTTCGTCTACAACCGAGCAGCCACGACCTGACCATGGGCGGCATCAACCAGGGCTCGGGCTACACTTACGAGAAGTCGCTTAACGGCGTCTCGCTGGACATCCTGCCCCAGGCTAGCGGCTCAAACAACCACCCCTTCAAGGTCATCCTGGTCAAGGATGGCACTACTTGGAAGTTCAAGGTTGTTCCCGGAACGGTAAACAGCAAG